TCGCCGGCGGTGCCGGCAGACAGGGCCAGCACGGTGCCGCGCTTATAGGTAGCTGCGGCGGTGGCCTCCTTGCGGATGGTCACGGTGAACACGTCAGCTACGGGCTCGTTGGCAACGATCAGGCCATCATAGCCGACGCTGCCGAGGTTTTCGTCCAGTCTCTTGCTCATTACTTCTTACCTCCGTTCTGAGACTTGGTGGAGTTGTAGAGGCCGACGATGGCGTCCACCTTTGCCTTGTCGTCGCTTTCGCTGCCTTCCTCGCCGCCGTTAGGGGCAGCGCCGACGCCGGCAGCGCCGGACTCGTCGTTGTCAGCCTTGGCGTCCTTCAGGTGCTTGGCACCGAGGGCCGCCTGCTTCTGCATAGCCTTGAGCGCGAGCTGCTCAGCGGTGCAGGGGGTCTCGCCGTACTTGGCGTCCCTGACGAGCTGCGCGTCGCCCACACTTGCGGCGATGCTGTCGATGGCCTCGATGCGGGCGCGCTCCTGCGTTCTGGCAGTTTCGGCCGCCTGCTGCTCGATCTGAGCCACGACGTCGGGGTGCTGTGCTCTCATTTCTTCGAGGGTCATGGTCTTGTTGTCCTCCTTCTTGGGGCCGTCGTTCTTGGCGGCCGCGTGTTTATTTCCAGCCGCAGGGGCGGCGTGGATGCTGTTGTCGATGGGGATCGTCCCCGGGATGTGTCTGAAGCCCTTGACGTCGTGCCGGATGCCGGCGACGAGGAGCACCTTCTTGTCGGCGCTCAGGGCGACGTCGGGGCCTTCGTCTGTGAGCAGGGTGTCGGCAAAGCCGTTGTCAATGGCCTCCTGCCCGACCATCCACGTCTCGCGGGTCATCATGCTGCGGAGCTGGTCGACCTCGAGGCCGGTCTTGGCGTGGTAGATCTCCGCGATGGCCCGCTCGCTCGCGTCGAAGTCCTTCTGGAGCTTCTTCAGGTCTGCGAGGGTGTAGTAGTCGTAGAGCAGCCCGGCGACGCCGTGGATCATCACCATGCTGCCGGGATAGACCTGCACCTCGTCACCTGCGCAGGCGATGACACTGGCTGCGCTGGCCGCGATGCCTTCCACGACGACGACCTTGTGGCCGGTCAGGCCCTTGATGGCGTTGTGGATGGCGATGCCGGTGTAGAGGTCGCCGCCGCAGCTATTGATCTTGATGGTGATGTTGCTCTTGCCCTTGACGGCCGCGAGATCCTCCATGAAGCTCTCGGGCGCGATGTAGAGGCCGGGCTCGGGCTCGCCCGTCCACCAGTCCACAGGCTGACGGCTCACGACGTCGCCGTAGAGGGTGATCTCGCCCTCGTCGTCGCCGATGCTGGCGACGTTCCAGAACTTGATCGGCGTGCCCGCAGTCTGAGGCCCGGCGCAGAGCCGGGGAGTGTTATGCGTTCTCATGCTTGTCTCCTTCCTTGATGCTTTTGATGGCCTCGGCGACGATTGCCTCCCGCAGAGCTGCGGAGATCGTGCCGCTGGCCGCTGTGCTCTGGTCGACCTGCCCCTGCGCTGCGCGCAGCTTCTCGTTTTCCCGAGTGAGCTGGTCGACGTTGGCGTCCCACTGACCGCCGTTGAGTCGGATGGTCGCCTGCTCTCTGGTCGTGATGCCTTCGCCGATGGCGAGGATCTCGGCCGTGATCTCCTTCGTCGGGTCGAGCTGTCCCTGAGAGGGGCCGATCCACTCGGCGCCGAGGTATGCGGCGCGGATCGCCGGATCTGCGAAGAAGCCCGGGGCGCTGATGCGGCCGCGGGCGACGGCTTCAGAGAGCCAGATCTCATATACCGGCGTGCAGAAGTCATCGACAAACCACTTGCGCCTCATGCGGAACGCCTTCCACGCCTCCATTAGGGCGGCGCGGCTGGCGCTGTACGAGCTGTTGAAGCTCTTGAGCAGAAGGTCGGCCGGGATCTCGAGTGCCGCGCCCACCTGTTCACAGATGGCGCGCAGGAATGTGTTGAAGCCACTGGCCGGCCGCTTGGGGTCTGCAAAGGTCACGTCCTCGCCGGGCTCCATGATGTTGATCTGGCCGGGGCCCATCTCGTACTCATTAGGATCTCGGCTCACCTCCGGCAGGCTGCTCCCGACCTCGTTGAACGGGTTGTCGCCGGCGCCCGCATCGGTCTTGATGAAGGCCGTGAAAAACGACTCGACGACCGCCGCAGTCAGCTCGCTCTCGGTGTAGCGGCGAAGCTGGAGCAGGGGCTCGATGACCTGCGCGAGATAGCTGACGCCGCGGTATTGATCCGGGCGCTCGCTCTCCATGACGTGCAGGATGTTCGGCAGGCCAGTCCGCTCGCCGTATGCCTGAACACGGGCCCACGTTGTCGTCGTGCTGCCGAGCTCGAAGGGGTAGGTGCTGCGGATGTGGTACGCCTCGATCTGGCCGTCGTCGTTCACCTCGACGCCGTCGTAGATGGTGTTGCCGTTGGCCGCCTTGCCGGTGGTCAGCAGCATCGGGGTGATGATGCCGGAGGTCGTTGGCGTGGCGACTCGGTCGGCCTCGATCAGGTGCAGGCGTAGCGAGTAGGGTGTGAGCGGCGTCGGCTCGTACTGCTTCACGACGGCGAACACGTCGCCGCTGACCAGCCACGAGGAGAGTGCGAGCTGCTGCATGGCTGCGAAGTTGTTGACGCCGGTGGCGTCGCACGCCCTTTTGTTCTCAGACCAGAGAGCGAACTCACGCTCGGCCTGAGCCTGCCATGCGTCGGCGGCCTCCTGCGTCATGCCGAGCGCCTCGCGGTCGATCCGACTCTTGAGCTGGAGGCCGATGCCGACGACGTTGGTGCGGTTGGTGCGGATGGCAGAGGTGGCGATCGGGGCCGCCATATAAAGCATCCGGGCACGCTGCCGCAGGGTGTAGTTGTTGGCGTCGATGTCCTCCTTCGGGCTGCCGCTCATAGCTCTGAAGCCCTTGGTCGCCTTCTTGTGCCAGCTCGCGCCGGCGTCGCCGTAGCCCTTATTCACAGGGCGCGGCTGCTGCCGCCTGTTCTGTGGGCGGCTTCTGCTTTTTCTTTTGCTGATGGTGCTCACCTCCTTCATGGTGAAGATGGCCGAGTCGGGAGAAAAGGAGCGAAAACTCCCGGCGTCGGCCTATGAAAAAAGCCCCTTTCGGGGCTTCTTTCACCAGTCTCGGGGCACTACTCCCACAGCTTTTCGCGGCTTCTCGCCGTTCAGTGCGGCCTCGAGGGCTTCGATGTCTGCCTCGAGCTGTTTGATGGCGGCCCGGATGGATCCGAGGTCGGTGTTGTAGCGGGCCAGATTGCGCGAGCCGATGCCGTAGCTCTGGACGCCTCCGTCCAGCATCTCGGCCTCTCGCTTCAGGTAGAGCTCCAGCCGGTTCCTCTTGATGGAGAGCTGGTACTCGATTTGTTCGCGAGTCTTTCTCATTGTGGTGTGTTCTCCTTACCAGTCGTCGAAGGCGTCGGCCCGGTTGTGCCGTTGCCGCTGCCGTCGCTGTTGCGGGGCCTTCGGTTTTTCCTCCAGCCCTTGCAGGCGGCGCTCGATGGCGTCCATGTCGGGGTTGATGATCTTGAGGCCAGCGTTGGCGTAGTCGCGGCAGTCGAGGGCCTCGTTGCGGTTGTGCCCGGGCAGCTTCTCCCACGCCCAGCGGTCGCCGCGGCGCGTGTGCGTGAGCACCAGCTTCTCGGAGAGGAGCCCGTTGAAGAAATTGAGGTCATAACCGGCGTCGGGGTGCCGGTTGAAATGGCAGTATTTTGGCCCGGGCTCCTGCACCTTCAGATTAGCCATGATCGTCGCCTTGCCGGCGTCGACGCCGATGGTGTAGAGCCAGCAGGTGATCCGCTTGTTGTCGCGGATCGGCACCTTGCTCGGGGGCGAGACGAAGGGGATGCCGTCGCCGCCCTTGCCCTTGATGGCAAAGACGCGCTTGCCGACGCGGGCCCGGCACGCCTCATAGACCTCTTGGGTGAAGTGGCCGCCGGAGTCGACGCAGGTGATGGAGATCTTCAGGCCGCGGCCGTTTTTGAACTTGTAGACGTGGTCGACCACGTCGTCGAGCCGCTGCCAGACCTCCGGGGTGTCCGGCCGGCCCATGATGTAGCCCTTGACGATGCCCCACGTCTCGCCATACTTCCCGTGACCGACTACCTCGTATTCGAGGCGGTTGTCCTGAGTGTCGACGCCGCAGGTCAGCACGAGCACGCCGTCAGGCAGCTCCACAGGGGTGCCGTCCGGGCGAGTGCCGTAGTCCTCACGGCGGGCGAGCATGGTGTCCTCATCCTCGAGGTCGCCGCGATCTTCCCACAGTTGGCCGAGCAGGGTGTTGTAGACGACCTTGAGGCGCTGCGGGTCATCCTTGGCGTCGAGGAACTTGAGGACGATCTTCTCCCACGGAGTCCACGGGCTCGAGAAGGCATTGAGCCAAAAAGAACGGACGCCCTTTTTGTAGGCGTCCGGGTTGTCTGCGATCCACTTGGCCGGCTGCTTTCGCATGACGTCCTCGGGGATCAGGCAGCCGCAGGCCGGGCAGCTCCACGAGACGCCGCTCTTGAGGCTCCACGACTTTTTCCCGCGGATCCTCTTGGCCTCCGGGTCGAAGTGGATATTGTCGAACACGATCTCGCTGTACTCCCCACACTCGGGGCAGCGGTGGCACCAGCGTTCCTGCGTGCCTTGGTAGAAACTCGTCTCGATGTTGCTGTTGCCCTTGATGGTCGGGGTGGAGACCTCGACCGCCTTGGCGTTGTAGAATGTGGCCTGACGTGCTTCGGCCAGCGCCCACGGGTCGCCCTCGGTGCCGGCGCTGGTCGCCCAGCGGTCGCGCTCGTCGCCGATGATATAGCGGGCAGGCGTGGAGGCCAGAGCCGAGGCACTGTTGGAGCCGGTCAGGGTGAGCATCCCGCCCGGGAACGACTTCTGGAGGATCGTGTTGCCGCTGTCCTTGGCCTTGACGTCGTGCACCTTCGCCTTCAGGGGTTTGCTGTCGCGGATCATAGGGGCCACGCGGAGGCGGCTGAACTTCCGGGCGTCGTCGATGGTCGGGTGGACGTAGAGGATGCTGCCGGGGTCTTGGTCGATGATGTAGCCGATGATGTTGAGCTCGAGCTCAGACTTGCCGACCTGAGAAGCGGCCACCATGACTATTTTGTGCACCTTCGGATCCGTAAAGGCCCGCATGGGCTCCTCGAGGTACGGGGTGCGCTTGGTACGCCACGGGCCGGCCTCGGCTGAGCTTTCCGGGGAGAGGCGTCGGTGCTTGTCGGCCCACTCGTCCACGGTCAGGCTCTCAGGCGGAGCGAAGCGTTTGACCGCTCCGGCGATGGCGGTATTGAGCTTCGCGGCGGCTTTTTTAGTCGTCCGCGTCATCGGCGAGCTGCTCGCCCCAGCCTTCCCGATCCCTTACTCGCCGGGCGTACACCTCGGGATCGTATTTATAACCGGCCAGCTCCGTCAGGATCTTGTAGACCTCTGTGCGGATGATCTCGGACGCCTCGGCGGGTGTTGCTGCGCCGGTGACGTCGACGGCCAGACGGCCCGGCAGGGCCACGAGCATCGACCTGATATTGTAGACGAGGTCGGTCATCACAGCCTCGACGTCCTCGCTGCGGTGCATGGTGCCCTCGAGCTCACTGAGCTGGAGGGCGGCGATGTCTGCCTTGCTGCGCTTGAGGTCAGCATCAGCCTCCAGACGTCGGCCCTCGATCTCGCTATCCTTCTTCGACGGCTCCCGGCCGTTGGCCTTGGCCGTCAGGTATCGGATGTACCTCTGGATCGTCGGCAGAAGGTCGTAGCGGTTGGCGTTGCCTTCCTTGACCGCGGCGATGACGCCCTCCTTGGTGAGCTGCTGCACTCGGCGGGGCGTCATGTCGAACAGGGCCGCGATGGTCTTGCTGTCGACGAGCTTGTTGTTGGTTGGGTTCGGCATGGCGTTCCCTCCTTTCTGCCGCTCGGGCGAAACGAAACGGCCCGAAAAAAATTTTCCCCGGCTGCGCGTTTTTTGGGCTCGCCAGCACCGCAGGCCGGAGAGGCGCGTCACAGTACCTTCGGCGCGTCGGTGCGCGCGTGGAGGCGTCTGCGGGGCGCTGTGCTGCGCTCTGTGCGTGTCTGGTGTTGTTTGGTGGGCTCGGTGCCGGGCGTCTTGGTGGGACGCCCTGTGCGCCGCTGTGGGCTATTTCCCGAGGGCTCTGTCGAGGTTGTGCTGGAGTCGCTTTGCTGTCTCGTCATGGAGTCGCTTCAGGATCTTCTCATTGGTGCGCTCGCTGGTTATCATGGACGGCACCGAGATGGTGGTAAACTTCTTGATGTCGGTGCGTGTCCGGCTCATTCTCTGGAATGGAATGGCGCTGACGCCGCCGGCCTCGGTGTTGCCCGTCCCCATGAGGATATTGTGCGATCGCTCGGAGTACGGGCCGCCCGGGGTGCGGGTGTTCAGATAGCGGCCGATGACCTTCTTCTGCCCCTTGACCACCTGCATCCGCAGCGTGTAGCTCTTTCCCGGTGGGGCGGTCTTTGGTGTCATGCCGAAGTGCACGGGGGTAAGCAGTCGGCCGAAGTAGGTGATGGTCAGCTCCTCGATGGTCTCACCTGAGACGCTGACGCTGCCCGCCATCTTCTTCGGATTGCTGCTGTTCTTGCCGGACGGGGTGATCTCTCCCTTCTTGATGTTGTAGACCGACGTGACTTCCTGAGCGATCAAGCTCGGCGCTCTTGCCTTAACGTCGCTGACGGTGGCCTTCACAGCTTTGCGGCCCTGCTCGTTGATCTGTGCGACGGTGTCCATGAGCTTTTGGAAGTTTTCGACCTGCATGGTGATGGTTGTCTTTGCCGTTGTTGTCACCTCCTGAATATGCAAAAAGAGACCGGCGGGCGTTGGTTCGCCCGTCGGCCTCTTGCCGTCGGTTGTTATTTGGTTTTCCTCTGGTCAGCCGCTCGGAATTGTCACGGCGTTGCCAGTGTGTCCGGCGGTCTTTTGCAGGATATAGAATAGCACGGGGCGTTACTGCTTTTCAATTCCTTTTACTTCCCTTTTGTTCCTTTTACTGCGTTTTACTGCCGCAGCTCAGGCAGTCGGCTCCATCTCGTCCAGCACTGCGGCGAGGTTGAGCAGGGCGCGGCCGTGGATCTTGTATGTCCTGTTCTGATAGGCGTCCGCTCTGTCGACGTAGTCCCGCCGATCACCGAACAGGACGCCGCAGGTGCTCTCCCAGTCAGCCCGGTCGAAGTAGCGCAGCCGGATGACGGCGCGCTCGTCGGGGTCGGAGAGCTGGAGGATCAGGCCCTCGATGGCGTTGCGCTCCTGCTTCTCCTCAGCCTTGAGCCGGTCGATCTGTTCCTCGAGCTCCATTTTCCGCTCCACCATCATGCCGGTGCGGTCGGATGGTGTGCCGGATCCGCGTGGCATACCTGTCAGATCAGGGCCGGGCGGCGAGGCCATCGTCATCTCCATGCGGTCGAGGCGTTCGAGCTGGTTGTCGATGTCCCTCAGCATGGCGGTGTAGGCCGCGAGCCTGTCCTTGATCCGTTGTGTGATCGGCTTCTCGCTCATTATGTCAGGGCGTCACTCCTGCTCACCTCCTTCCTCGTCAGGCTCGAAGATCGCGGCGATCTCCTCGCGCGGTAGCTCTCGGCCTTGACGGACGCAGCGCACGGTTGTCTTTCCTGTTATTCTGATGTACCTCTTGACGATCACGTCCGTGAAGGCGGGCGTCAGCTCCATGATGTAGGAGGGCTGCCCGTATGCCTCGCAGGCGGCCAGCGTCGTGCCTGAGCCGCCGAAGGGATCATAGACGCCCGTGGCGAAGTCCGTGTTGTCGACCAGCTTCTCCAGCAGCTCGACGGGCTTCTGTGTTGGGTGCAGCTCATTCCCGGAGCGGGAGATGCTCAGGACGTTGCCGTAGCCCTTGTGGCCGTCGAAGTGGGTGGCAGCCTTGGCGCCGAACAGAATGAGCTCATGCTGCGAGCGCCAGCCGACGCCCATGCCCGGCGTGCCCTTGTCCCATACGATCTCAGACTTGACGCCGAAGCCGGCCGCCTCGACGAGGTCGAACAGATATACCCACATACGCCAGTCGGTGAAGATGTAGGCGTAGAGGCAGGGGATGTCGGTGAGCGCGCCGCGGATCAGGTTTTGGTAGCCGCGCGTGCTGAGGATGTCGTTGGCGATCTTCGGGGCCTTGCCGTTCTTTCTCTCGGTGCCGATGCTGCCGGTCGACTTCTGCGACTCCTTGCTGCCGCCCGAGCAGTAGGGTGGGTCGGTCAGCAGGATCTCGGGCTTGTTGCCGTCGAGCAGCAGGGCGCGATCCTCCGGCCGGGTGCAGTCTCCGCAGAGGACGCGGTGCCGGCCGAGGATCCAGAGGTCGCCGTACTGTGTGACCGGCGCGGCCGGGGTCGGGATCTCGGCGTCGGGGTCGCTGCTCGGTTCCTTGGTGTGCAGTGCCTCAGAGAGGGCCGTCACGATGTTGCCGTAGTCGTCCTCGGTGTAGCCGCTGAGCATGAACGGGATCTCGCCGGTGTCGATGTCGGCGAAAACCTCGGCGAGCATCTTGTTGTCAGTGGTGGCGAGCTCCGCGATGCGGTTGTCAGCCGTCAGATCGGCCAGCTCCTCGGCCTCGCTTGCGTAGTCCTGATAGTCGACCGGGGCGTCGGTCAGGTCGTCGAGCTGCGCGGCCATGAGACGGCCGTGGCCCTTTGTGACGAGCCCGCTGCGCTTGCTGACAGTGATCGGGGCGCGCCAGCCCGTCGCTCTGATGATAGAGGCGAGGAGCTTGATCTGCTCCGGCGGGTGCTGGTTGGGGTTCTTTGGATTGGGCCGCAGATCCTTCAGCGGGACGATGGCGTCGTGTGCACAGAACACGGGGACGCTGCCGGCGTATGCCTTCGGCGTGGCCGTGGTGCTGTACTCCTCGATCTCGGGGCCGGTCTGCGGCTGCGGTTTATTCATGGCCGTCACCTCCTGTGGAGAATTGTTTCTCGATCCACTTGTGGAGGCTGGAGCCCTGCCAGTTGTTTCGGCCGTCAAGACGGTTTTTCAGCCGTTCCAGTTTCGCCTCCTCGACCTCCTCGGTGGATCGGTGGAAGATGATGCGGAGCTGGTCGAGCATGATCTGGACGTCTGCCATCTCCTCGACCACGTTCTCGAGTACAGCCTTTGCCTCTGCGGCGCAGCTCACGCGCTTCACTTTGCAGAGGGCTTTGGTCAGCTCGGCCATCTCCTCGACGGCCATGTCCATTTGTGCCGGCGCGCCGTAGGTCGTGATCGCACGATCCAGTAGGGCCCGGCGTTCCTCCGTGGTCATCACGGGCGGCCTCCCTTCGTCAGCTCTCTGACCAGTATGACCACGAGCACGATCACGATGATGGCGAGGGTGATGGCGATCGGGATCCAGATCGGGGCCAGTACCCACAGCCAGCTCCAGTTGATGACGCCGGTGAGCTTCAGGACGATGAAGGCGACGGCGAGAAGGCCGCAGAAGCCGATCCCGCCGGCCGTCGTGTTGTTTCTTTCGTTGTTCATGTATTACCTCCAGTATTATTTGCCGAGCCCCTTCAGCGCGCAGGCTGTGCAGGCGGTTCGGACGTCGGGCTCCAGTGCGAGGATCCGGCGGGCCGTGTCTGTCTGCCAGCACTCAGCGCCACAGACGGGGCAGGTGGTGAGCTGCCAGTCGTCCGTCGGAGGCTCCGGGACGTTATCGCGCAACGGCATGGTGAGGATCCCGCCGTCTCCGGGCTGGTGGGGCGAGAGGATGGGCTCAGGCTCGTCGGGGATCATGGTGTCGAGGAGCTCGTTGTACTTCTTGAATATGGCCTCCGACGCTGCGCTCCAGCTCTCGCCGTGCTCCGTGTCCTCCGGGGTGGCGACGTGGGCCAGCTCGTGCGCCAGCAGCTCAGGGGCGGCGCTGATGGGCGCCTCGGCCGAGATACAGACGATCGGCGTGCTGCCGTCGTCGGGAAAGATGGTCAGGCCGTAGGCGGTGCCGTTGGTCTCGTCCCGCAGGTCGGGGACGTACTGCGCGACGTACTCGACGCCGGGGTAGAGCTCAGAGAAGGCCCGGGCCACGATGGCCGTCGGGTCGTTGATGAAGGGCGAGGCCATCGGGCCGATCTTCTCGTACTGCTTCAGGGCCGCGTAGGTCTCGCGCAGCATGGCCCGCACTTCGTCCTTCTTGATGCCGTTGATGGTGGGCCCGTTCAGGATCAGGTCGAGCATCCTGTCGCTCCAGTCCTGCATCAGGTGGGTCTCCGGCATACCGCAGCCGAAGGGCACGACGTCGACCTTCTCACGGGTGAGGGTTTTGTATTCTTTCATGGTGCTGCTCCTTTCAGAAAAGCCGAGCGGGCCGGAGCCCGCCCGGCGCTTCACTTACTGCATGACGACGACCTTGCCGGCGTCGATCAGATCGCCCATGTTCTTCAGGAAATAGTCGGCGATGTTCTTCTTGGCCTCGAGCTTCCAGATGCCGCCGTCAGCCTCGAAGAAGCCGATCCCCTCGTCGGGATCCACGCGCAGCAGGAACTCGCTCTCGGGCTGCTCCACCTCGAGGAAGGTGCGGAACGGCCGCAGCATGACGCGGGGCTTGATCTCGACGACCGCGTTGAGGGCGACGCCCTGACGTGCCTCGACGGTCTGCGTGACGCCGTTGTCGTTGGTGCTGACGCTGTTCTCGTTGGTCATGCGGCTCAGCAGGTCGAGCAGGTAGGCCGTGCCCTCGTTGGGGATGCAGAGGCTCCGCAGCTCGATCAGAGCTACCTCGCGTCCTCTGAAGCCGGTGTACAGGCCCGGGGCGTCAGCCTTGGCGCGGTAGAGCGTGTTGCGGGAAAAGTCGCTCAGGTAGGTGGTCATCACCTCGACGGTGTCGTTGCTCTTGACCTGCACCATGATGGTCGTGCCGACCTTCTCGAGCTCGGTGCGGATCAGCTTGCAGATGCTATCGAGTCCGCTGACGCTGATGCAGTCAGGGCGGTCGACGTGCGGCGGGATGCGGGTGAGTGATGCGTCGGCGTAGGTCTGGCCGTCAATCTCGAAGATCTTGGTCTCCTTCAGGCTGACGATTTTGTCGATCATTTTTGCGAGCATTGTGTTGTCCTCCTTGTTCTGTGTTGTGGGTGTTTATCCGTGCTGGACGAGCTTCAGGAGCTTCGGGGCCTCCTGCTGCGTGCCGTCCATGTTCATTTGGCCGGGCACCTGCGGCACCATCTCAGCGACGACGAGCTCGCCGTTGCCGTCAGAGGTGACATAGAGGGCCGTGGCGACGGGGTTGGTGGCTGCGAGCGTAGACTTGGCCGTCACTTGGACGCCGATGGTGCGGCGCTCGTCGTCCGGGGTCAGCTCGATGGTGAGGGTGATCTTGCGCTTGGCCGTGGCCTTCGTGTTGGGGTCGAGGATGTTCTGGATCACCTTGTCCATCTCATAGTCGACGCGCTCCTCGAAGGCGCCGCGGGCCATCGACATGATGCTGTCGCGCTGGTTCTGTTCGTTCATGGGGTTTCTCCTTTCTTTTCAGGTGGCCGATCCGAGCGTCATCTGCTCGGCCTCGGTCGGGTTGTCTGCGTAGGCTGCGGCCGTCTGTCCCGTGGGGCCTGAAGGCTCCGCTCTGGCCCACACGGCCTCGGTGGCGTCCGAGCGGGTGGCCTTACGGCGGCCGACCGTCGTGAGGATCCCGATCTCCTTCAGCTCTGTGAGCCGCGGGGCGACGTAGTTGCGGTTGAAGTACGGGATCCGGCCGGCTGCGACGAGCTCCTCGGTGATCTCGCTGGCCGTGAGCTCACGGTTGCCGAGGGTCTCGAGGATCAGGCGGCAGCGGGCGGCCCGCTTGGGGAGTACGGCGTCATAGCTGCGGCGCCGGGTCTCTTTGGTTGTCTGGTTCATGTGTTTCCTCCTTTCCGGCCGGGGGACAGCATCCCCCCCCGTCTTGGTTGCCTTTCCCCCCCCCCTGCCGATA